GAGCGCCGCGGCGTTGATGGCGTGAACGAGCGTCTCCAGATAGTCGCGCTGCGCCGGGTAGCCCGCCGACGCGCCCGGCCACGTGTAGTTCCACGTGGTGACCGTGCTGGAACCGGCCGAGACGAGGTCGTCGATGATGGTGCGGTCGATTTCCCGCTTCACCTCGTCGGCCATGTGCTTCGTCAGCTCGGCCTCGGCGTCGATGCCGTGGTACGCCTGCAGGTCCTGCTGGGCCTCCAGCGTCCAGCGAGCGCGGATGCGCTTCTGCTCCGCGTCCACCGAGCTAGACTGCATGGTCAGTTCGACCTCGGGGGCGTTGGAGTTGCCCTCGAACTGCAGCTGGTAGTCGGCCACGATGGTCGCGCCGTTCGCCGGGGCCGCCGAGAACGTCAGCGTGCCGGCCTTCAGGTCGACCGTGATGCCGGCCGTCTGCACCGTGCCGTTGACGCGCACGACGACGGAGCCCGCCTTGATGCCCTGCTTGGCGAGGCTGAAGACGGTCTTCGTGCCGTCACCCGTGCCCGGCGTCGCGTCGTTGCGGACGATGCCGGACGTGTAGTACTGCGGCTTGTTGGAGTAGCCGACCGCGTACAGCCCGCCCGTCTCGCTGTCCGTCCGGGTGCCCGCCGTGAGGGCGCCCATCGTGTCCGACAGCTTGAAGTCGAGGTAGAACACCTTCCCGGTCGGGAGCGTCATCGGCTGAATCGACACGAGGTCGTTCGCGACGAGCGCCGGGTAGATGCGGCGGATGAGCGGCTTCGCGATGCGCGTGAAGAGCGCGACCGCCGAGGAGTCGGTGGACTCGTGAACCGCGCGGTACTGCTGGTTGTCCAGCAGCGTCTCCACGACGTTCTTGACGAGGGGGTTGCTGATGCCCTCCGTCAGATGCGCGTGACGCTCGGCGCGGGCCTTGTCCTCCGTGAGGAAGCTCGGAGCGTTGAGCATGGTGTGCGTGCTTCTCCTAGATGGAAGTAGTACCGGTGCTGTACCGGTACAGTGAGGCGTGAACCGGTCGCCTAACGGATGGCGTTAGGCGAGGCCCGCGAGCCGGCGCTCGACGGCGATGGTCTCCGCGACCGCGTCCGGCGTGGTGTCGTCCTTGTGGGCGGCCTTGTCGTCGCCCTCGGCCACACCCGCCGCGCCCCCCTTCGCCTTCTCGACGCCCATCCGGGCGGCGAGCGACTCGATGAGGGTCTTCTTCGCCTCGAAGGCCGTCTCGGCCTCCTCGACGCTCTCGCACGCGAGCAGCTCATCTCGGATGAGCGCCCCGTGCGTGAAATCCTTGAGCAGCGCGTCGACCTTCTCGGTCACCGCCTGCTTCTGCTCGGCCTTGGCGCGCTCGGCCGCCTCCTGCTGGGCCTTCTCCTCGGCCTTCTGCTTGTCGGCCTGCAGCGCCGCGACCTGCTCCTGCAGCTGGCGGATGGTCTTGTCCGCCTCGCTCTCCTGCGCGCTCTCCTGCGCCTGCTTCAGCGCGGGCACGAACGGCGTGATGGCCTGCGCGATGGCCGCGACCATCGACTCCAGCGCCTGGACCTGCGCCTGCACGGCCGTCGCGCCTTCGGTGCGCGCGGCCTCCTTCGCCTCGTTGACCTGCTTCTCGACGTCGGCCGCCGCGATGTACCCGGTGCGGGCGGCCGACTCGATGGAAGCCACGACGTCGGCGTGCTTCTCGCGAAGCTCTTCGACCTTCATGGGTGCGATTCCCTCGGTGATGGTGGGGGACCCCGCGCCGCGCGCGGACTCCGTGTGAACCCGCCCGTACGGGTTCGACGCGAACAGAACGAAGTCGATGCCCTCGAAGGTGAGGTCGTCTCCGATGACCCCCACCTCGACGTCGATGCCGCTGATGTCGCGCATCTCGTACTCGACGGACGCGTACCCGCGCGTCGAGACCTGCACGCCGACGCCGCCCTCGATGAGGCCCTTGAGGCACTGTCCCGCCTCGGTCGGCAGGATGACGCCCTCGAACTTGAGGAGGTCGTCCTCAATCCAGAGCTTCGTGAAGCGGAACGCCGCGTCCTTGAGGGAGCCCCAGTAGGGGTGGTCGACCTCGCCCAGGAACACGCGCTGCCCGATGAGGGCCTGCGCGCGTTCGGTCGCCTTCTCCATGGCCGTGCGGCCGTAGAAGCGACGGTTCCGGTTGACGATGTCGAGCTTCGCGGCCGTCCCTTCCAGCTTCCCGAGGGTGCCCTTCGGGGCCGCACCTTCGCAGAGGCGAAGCGCGAACACGGGCGCATCCGCACTCTCGGTCAGCGCGGCGGACTCCGCGAGGAAGTCGTTCCACGTCTCGACCAAGAGCACGCGCCCGTCGTCCAACCGCTCCGCGAGTTGCCTACGCGTCATGCGCCGCTCTGTGAGATACAGTACCGGTGCAGTACCGGTACCGAAGGATGTGCGCAGACTGTCCTCCACAAAGGACAGTGTGCCGTTATTACAGTGGTATGAAACCTACAATGTACCGGTACTCTACGTCAAGGGTTTCCGACGGAGTTCGGTGCGCCCTGCTGCTTGCGGTGGTCCCACCAGACCACGGCGTAGGTCCCGAGCCAGTTGCCGGCGATGATGGGCGCCAGCAGCCAGTGGTTGCCGATGTACGAGATGGCGTTCGCGGCACCGAAGACCATGATGAGGGCGGCGTAGTTCGCAGCGGCGAACGCCTTCCCCTGCCCCGAGCGTCGGATGTAGAGGCCCCAGACGATGTCCACGAGAAACGCCATCCCGAAGACGAGCAGGGCCTGCACGGACAGGAGAGTGCCCATCAGTCCGCGCAGTGGAGGCCGAAGCGGACCGGCCCCTCGCAGCGCCGTCGGAACTCCCCCACGCGGATGATGTCGCGGGCCTTCGACATCGCCGCACCGTGCACCCGCGTCTGCACCGTCGCGTCGTCGCCGCGTCCCCACACGACGACCGTCTCGGTGTCGGGGAACTGCCGCACGACGACCTTGTAGACCCACGCCGTGTCGCCGTCCGGCGCCGGGGCGATGGGCTTCCCGCCGAGGGGCTCGGCGGGCCACGCGACGACGTCGTAGCGCTCCGCGCCGTCCGCGCTGGAGAGGCTGAACTGCACGGCCGGCGGCGCGGCGACCGCCGTGGTCACGGCGGCGACGATGGCGGCGAGGCTCACGAAGCGCATCACGCGACCTCCGCGAGGATGACGTTCGCCGTGTGCACGATGCGCCCACGCGGGTTCAGCGTGAAGAAGATGCCCTCCCCCTCCCCCGCGAAGACGAGCTTCTCCTCGTACTCCGTCGTCTCACTGAACGACGGGCAGCGGATGACCTGCAGGTGGCCGCGCTGCTTGCCCTCCGTCAGCACGCGCACCGATTCGAGGTGGTGCGTGTGCCCGACGTACAGGTAGATGCGTGACGCCCGGTGGAAGAGCGGGCCGCCGACCTGTCGGGCGACCGTCTCGGCGTCGAGCAGCTGCTTCGGGCCGATGCGCTCGAAGCCCTCGCCGTGGTCGAGCACGTGCAGCGTGTCGCCGACGAGGAACGCCTTGCGCTTGCCTAACTCGTTCGGGACCTGCACGCGGTCGTGCCCCCGGTAGTACAGAGCGAGCGCCTCCTCGAAGAGGTCCGCGAACAGCCCGTCGTGGTTGCCGGGGATGGAGCGGATGACGATGTAGTCCGCGACCTCCTGCAGCCGCTCGATGCCGCGCGTGACGGCGTCGAGGGTCACGCGGAAGACGACGCGGTCGTCACGGTCACGCTCCAGCGGCGTGCCGGCGCGCGTGCGCCGCTCGAACGCGTTGAAGAGGTCCCCGCCTAACGTGAGGTGCAGCACGTGACACGGGTGCGGGCTCGCCGCGACGTCGAGCGCCAGCTGGTCGCAGTACTTGAGGAACGCCTCGGCCGCGACGTCCGTGTTGTAGTCGTTGCCCCAGCCGCCCGACTCGGCGCGGATGGTCGCGCCGAAGTGCGGGTCGAAAACAGGCGCGTGGCGGTCCCGCGCCTCGCGCATCTGCCCGAAGTCGAGGCGCTCGACCGCGCGCGCGCGGGGGAACGTCTCTACGACCTCTCGCAGCAGCGTGCGCGCGGCCTCGCGCGTGCCTTCCGCGACGGCGACCTGCTCGCGCAGCTTGTGGACCTCGTCCTCCAGCTTCGTGAGCTTGTAGCGGTCGAGGTCCCGAAGGAACCGCGCCTGCTTCACCTCGATGGCGCGGTCGAAGAGCGGCGGCAGGTCCGCTGGCGTCGCGTCGGCCAGTTCCTCGCGCGGCACCGGCGGGGACGCCTTGAACGCGCCGTACAGCTGCAGCATCGCGCGCAGCACGCCGAGGTTCATGCCCTGCTTCAGGGCAATCTCCTGCTGCGTGAGGTTGGCGCCGTGCTGCGAGTAGTCCGCGAGGATGTCGGCCCAGCGCGCCTTCGCGATGCTGACGATGACGTTGTTGACGGGGAAGTAGTACGTCTCGCCGTCGAACGTGTACTTCGCGGACACCATCGTGCCGTGGAGTTCGTACGGCAGGTCCTCGTCCTTCGCCTGCGGGTCGTCGGCGGGGCGAGTGTCGACCGGCTCGTCCACGATGTACTGCTCTGCGGTGTCCCCGGCGAGGTCGGTCGGCGCGCCGCGCACGACCTCAGTGGTCGTGTAGAACAGCGTGCCCTTCTCCGGCACCGGGTGCTCACCGGCCACGATGACGCGGCGGGTCTTGATGCGGACCGCGTCCGCGCTCTCGATGCCTAACACGCGCGCGATGGTGTCCCACGCGAAGTCGTGGTTCACGCGCATGTCGAGCGCCTTGTCGAGGCGGTCCTTCGTCCACGTCACGTGGTCACTGCGTGCAGCCATAGGGCTCTCTGGATGTCAGGTGAGGGATTCGAGCTTCCAGTCGGAGAGCATCCGCAGGTTCTCGGCGGCGTCCACGATGGCCCGGAACTCGGCCTCGGGGAGGCGCTGCATCTGCGCGAGGAACTCGTCGCGCTTCGCGCGCGCCTCGGCGCTCTCGCCGGTGGCGACCTTCGCGTTGTTCGCGACCGCGCCGACCTTCGCCACGCCAGCGCCGTTCTGCCCGGCGCCCTGCGGCTTGAAGAGCCCATTGAACTCATCGGGCTTCTTCTGGTCCTTGAGCAGCGCGTCGATTTGCGTCTGGTCGTAGCCGAGGAGGTGGTGCAGAATCCACTCGTCGCTCGGCCAGAAGACGGTCTTCATCATCTGGGCGACGAGCATCTTCAGCTGCTCCGTCTGCCAGTAGCGCAGGTCGTCAATGATGCTGATGGTCGGCATCCCGACGGTGTACTGCACCTTCTGCGGGTTGATGCCCTGGAGCAGCAGCGCGAGGTCGAAGAGCTTGCGGTATTCCTGCTGGATGATGCTCTGGATGCGGCGCACCGAGCGCGCGAACTGGATGTCCTGCGCGCTGATGATGGTCTTCGCGTCCTTCGCCGCCTTGTCCTCGTTCAGGTAGGCGCGCGGGACCTTGAGCCCCGCGAACAGCTTCTGCAGGAAGAACTCGACGTCGTTCAGGTTGCCTAACGTGAGGTCGCCCTGGAGGACGCTGACGTTGGCCTTCGACTCCTTGTTGACGGCGACGAAGATGTCGTCCTCAATCGCGAGCGGATTGTAGGACGTGTCCATCTTGCCGGTGCGCGGGTCGAGCATGCGGCGCTTGCGCAGCGCGGACTTGACCTTCGCGAGGTGCTTCTGCGCCTCGGAGGGCGTCATCTCGCCCGTGTCGACCGCGTAGAGGAGCCGGTTGTTCGCGCGCGTGAGACGCGCGATGCAGATGGCGTCCTCCATCATGCGCAGCTGCTTGAACGCGCGGCGCGCGGCGAAGCCCATGCCGGTGCCGGTCAAGTCGCTCGCGCTCTTCGTGTTCGCGAAGTAGAGGACCTGCCAGTCGTAGAACTCCGCGACCTTCTCGCCGGCCGCGTTCACCTGCAGGTACGCCTTCTCCGGCGCCGCGCCGAACTCGTCCCGCTGGGGGAGGATGTACTTCGTCGGGAGCGGCTTCAGGCGCTCGATGGCGTAGTCCTTGTTGACCACGACTTCGAGCGCCCGCTCGCCGTACTTCGCGATGTCGCGCGCGAGCGGCCAGCTGGCCTGGACGAGGTTCAGGCGGTCCCGCACCTCGGTCAGCGTGGCCGCGACCTTCGTGTCCGGGGACTTGATGTAGATACCGGGCTCGCCGTCCGAGTCGCCACGGGTCGCGTTGTCCGCGAAGATGTCCATGGCCGAGTGGTACTCGGGGCTCTCCGTGTCCATCTCGTCGTACTCGGCGTACAGCCCGATGCGGCTCGTCAGGAGCCGCAGGTTGCGCTCGTAGTACGCGAACGAGCCGTTCCCGTCGTTCAGCGAGAAGTAGTCATTCTCGTCCGACAGGTCGGCCTTCTTCGGCTTGACTTCCGAGGTCTGGCTCGCGGGAGCGGCGACCGGCTGCGAAGCTCGAAACCGCCGCGTGACCGTGTCAGCCAGCCCCTCAAACAGAGTGCGCGCCATGGGAAGTTCTCGGGTGAGTGTACCAATCTAACACGGTACTGTACCGGTACACCAGCCTACGCGAAGCCGATGAACCCATCGACCTCGTCGGCGGGGTCTTCCCAGCCCGGCGCACCCCGGAAGAGGATGTCGTCTATCGTGCGCTTCTTCCGTCCGGGGAGTAGCACGTCGTTGCCGTCCTTGTCGCGGACGGTCGTGGGCATGAGCCCCGCCGCCGGGTGCACCCACGTGCTCGGGATGGCGCCGTCAGGGACCGAGTAGAGGTCACCGAACGACGGGTCGACCTGGGCCGTCTTCTTCGCCAGCGTGCAGTGGTAGACCACGCCAGCGACAGCGTCCGCGACGTCCTTGCTGCCCTTCGGCGGGTGGTCGACTTTGACCTTCCCCTTCGCGACGGGCTTCACTTCGAGGCGGACCAGTTCCTCCAGCAGCGGCGGGTACGGGTACAGGACGAGCCGGTCCTCGTACATCGCTTCCTTCATCGAGTCGTAGGGCTCCATCGTGACGTCGACCGAGAGCTTCTCCGACTCGATACCGATGCTGTTGAAGTACTGGATGCTGCTCGCGCTCTGATACTGGTCGTACGTGATTTTCTTGTAGTGCATCCCGTGCTGCCGGCACTGCAGCAGCAGCGCGCGCACGTCGTCCACGCCGATTTCCTCCCCCTCTGGCGCCACGACCTTCAGCATGAGGTCAATGACGATGACCGGCATCACGTCGCTCACCTGCCCGCCCGTCGGGAGCGCGCGCGTAACGGTCTTCCACGCTTCGATGTGGCCGATGGCGACGCCGGCCGCGTCCTTCTTCAGCGCGAGGTCGATGTGCGCGAAGTACCGGCGGTCGGCGCGCGGCTTGAGCCGCTCCACGATGAGCGCCGCGCCGTCCTGCAGCGTCGTCACCTCGACGGTGTACGGGTGCGCGCGCCCCAGCTGCCGCCCGCGCTCGAACGCCGCGAGCACCTTGTCCTTGTTGGTCAGGTACGGCCGAATGGCGAGCGTCGGGTAGCCGGCGAGGTCGCGCAGGGAGCCCGTGAGGTCCCGCTTGAAGGACTCGTAGAAGTCCATCGGGACCGGGACGACCAACTCCGGGTTCTTGTCCGCGAACTCCTCGCGGTCGAGCGCGATGGCCGGCTGGTCGGCCGAGGTGCCGACGTAGAGCCAGAAGTCCTCGGGGAGGAAGGAGGCGCGAGGCTTCGTGCTCCACGTCGAGTAGCGCCGGACCAACGTCTTCGGGTGCGGGTACTTCGCCGGCTCGTCGGGATGGGCCGCGTGGTCCGCGAGGGCCTGCTTCACCTCCTGCCGGCGCTCCTCGGTGAAGTCGTCGGGGTACTTGGACGACGAGACCTGCAGGATGACGCCGGGGAGCTTGCCCGCCTTGTTGAAGCGCGACTGGATACGGCGGACGAGCAGGTCGTAGATGTGGCGCGCCGCGTCGTACCGCTGGCCCCGGTTCAAGACGGACTTCTCGGTCTGCTGCCAGAAGTTCACCTCGTCCAGCACGGCCCCGAACACCGTATAACCGACGGTGCCCTGCTCGCTGCCGGCGACCGGCATGACGAGGATGTTGTGCGGGAAGCGGAACTCCTTCTTCAGCGCCGCGTCGAACGCGAAGGCGTCCTTGAAGTACGGCGAGGCCGTGAGCGCCTGCTTCAGGTCTCCGAAGACGACCTTCGTCGCCTGCTCCTTCGACACCGACGCGTTGAGTAGGGCGATGGTCGTGCCGTCCATGAGCCCGTAGGTGCGCTGCGGGTTCTTGAGGCACGACACCTCGTAGAGCATCCGCGCCATCGCGACCCAGGCGAGCGTCGACTTTCCGAAGCCGATACCGCCGTCGAGCACGGCCTGCTCGTAGCCGAGCGGGTCCTCGAAGAGTTCCACGAGGTCGTCCAGCAGCTTCGGGAAGATGCGCCCGCGCGTCCCGTCCAGCCCGAGGAAGTCCGGGGTCAGGATGAACGTCTCGGTGTCGACGGGCCGCCATTTCCACTTCCAGCCCGCGAGGTCCTCCAACATGCTGAGAAGCTCCGTCGGGCTCGTCGCGTGCTGGACGAGTTGACGGAGCAGGTCCCGCTCATCGGCGGTGAGGTCCCTTTCGAGTTCGGCCAGCACCATCTGGAGGTGCTGGTCCAGCGCGACGGTCATGTCGTGGGTGGCTTCGTACCGAGCAGGGCGGGGTCGTCGGGAGTCGTCGCGGGGGAGCGCGCGGCCGGTCGTCAGAGAGCGGGGGATGCTCGCGGGCTGGCGCCGGCCGTGCGGAGAGAGATACGCGCGCTACGTCGCGGCAGCGCGCGGCGCGGGTCAGCCCTCGACCAGTCGGCGCGGGGCGGTCTCCGAGGACTCGGTGACGGGGCCGCCGAGCGTCTCGACGCGGCGGCGGATGTCCTCGGTGGTGGGCGGCGGGGCGTTCGGAGCCTGCGACTTGGCGGTCTCCGGCCCCTCGGTGAGGCGCTGCATGTCGGGATTCTCGGGGTTCTGCTCGCCGGCCAGCGCGGTGTTGAACACGTTCCGCACGGCCTCCTCCGTCTCGACCAGTTCCTCCTCGGTGATGAGGCCCTTCGCGATGAGGAGCCGGCCGAGCGCGAGTACGCTGAGGTCGGTGGACTGCAGGGCGCTGGAGACGCTCTCCATGAAGGGCAGCATGGCCGCCTGCACGACGTTGCCGACCTGCCGCACCGTGACCTTGCGCTCCAGCTGCTCGGCCAGCTTACGGTCCGCGAGGGCGCGCTCCAGCGGCGCGTTCAGGTTGGCGATGGAGAGGGGGCTGCGCGTCGACATGGGGCGTCTTGGGAGCGTCGGAGTCTATGTGAAAACGGGCCGTCGGTCGCGCCCGGTGTGAGCGTACTGTACTCACAGTGTACCGGTACCGCAAGGGGTGGCAAATCTGTCACCCCTCAGAGTCTGGGGTGACAAAACTGCCACCCTCTTTGCCAAGGGGGTGACAAATTTGCCACCCCCTCCCGAATCCGTCTAACGCCTTGCGCCGCAAGAGGTTGGACAGTTTTCCACACGGGTCAACTGCGTTCTCCTAAGACGCGCCTTATATAGTGTATAGTACAAGTACAGTATGTACTCTCACTGACCCGAGCGTGTCTGCTGCGCCCCAGAAGCGGTCTGCCGGAACCCACCCCGACGAGCCCGTCCGCCAGAACGCCCTCGGAGTTTCTCGCGCGCCCCTTGGCAAAAAGAAACGCCCCGTTATGCACGGGGCGGCTCTGCCTGGGTCTCCAAGACCTCGAATTCGGCCTCCAGCGGAGGCTCCGGCGGGGTCTCCGGGGGCGCTGGTGCGGGCAGCTGCGGGACCTTCGTGAGCACGCCCAGCAGCTTCGCGGCGAACTCGCCCATCTTCTCCTTCTCACCCTCGGATTTCCCGGCGAAGAAGTGCGTCGCGCGCGTCTCGACCGAGCCGTTGAGGTTCACGTCGACTCCGACCGGCACGGCCTTCAGGATGCCGAGCTTTATCTTCAACTCGGCCATCTTCTGGAGGATGTTGGACGCCAGTTCAATCTCGGGCCGAACGGCCTTGTTGAGGAACTGGATGGTGTTCTCTTTCTCCATGCCGAGGCTGATACGCGACAGCTGGAGCTGGTACAGCTTCTCCAGCTCCTCGACCTCTGACACGCCCGCCTTGAAGCCGTCGAGCTTCTTCTGGACGAAGTTCTGGGCCGCCGTGCCGGGGTGCTCCGTGGGCGGCAGCGAGGCCTTGTAGCGGTGGAGGCTGCGGACGAGCGAGGCCTCCTTGAGGTCCGTGAACGCACCCTGTTCGTGGAGCCACGGCGCAATCTTTTCGCACGGGATGCCGGCGACGACGCGGTCGTGAATCTCCTTGTACAGGGGATGCGCTTTCAGCTTCTCGAAGGCCATCAGCCGTCCCTCCGCACCCACCCCGCGAGGCGCATCGTGACTGGGTCGAGCGTGTCGAGCGTCATCGAGTCTTCGAGCACGAAGACGATGGGTCTGACGCCCGTGCGGACCTCGACCGCCCGCTGGATGTCCTCGGCGGCTCGGCGGACCAGATGGGGGACGTTCTGCAGGTGCGTGCTGGGCACCCGAAAGAGCAGGATGTCGTCCGCACGCGGGCGCAGATGCTCGACTTGGGGGAGTCGGTAGAGCGCCCAGCGGACGCGGGCGGCGAGCGTGCGCCACGCGGCGCGGAGGCGAATCGTCAGCATGTGCAGAGGGCGGGAACGAAGCCGCAGCGCTCGCACACCGTAACGCCCGGTGGCAGGAACTTCTGCTCGGGCTCCTTGGCCTGCCGTGCTACCGGCCAGAGGGTGCGCCGGAGGGGTGTGAGCGCGGGCGGGTTCTTCTGGAATCGGATGGAGAGTCGGGCGCGGAACGCGGCCCAGTCTCGCTCTTCGTCGGTCATTGGACGATGACTTCGTCAGCGGTCATGAGCAGCGTGTTCTGCAGGGAGTCATTCGACGCCCGCAGCCGCGCGTTCTCTGCCTCCAGGGCGTCCACGCGAGCCTTGAGCTGGTCGACGTAGACGTCGGCGTCTCCGAGCCGGTGCTCCATGCGGTGGTACGCCGCGATGGCCGCCCCGAATTCCGGCCCCAGGATGGGGATGCGGACGCCGCATCCGGGCTCCTTGCACGTCCAGCACGGGGTCTCGCGGTCGGCCATGGCGCTGCTCGGTGGATGATGCGCGGAAACCCCGCAGGACACGCAGAACAGGTCCCGACGACCGTGATTCTGAGTCAGTGAGGGTCCGTCCCTCTCTGCGTGACCTGCGGGGAGACACTGGTAATGTACCGGTACACTCCGGCGCGCACAAGGGCCGACGGGTGTCCGTACTGTCCGTAAACCACTGTCCGTAAACCACGCCACTTCACACCGCAAATCACAGGCATCATACCACTCTATAACACTACTGTACCGGTACGATACCACTAAAAGTATCGTGAGGCACCTGTAGCATTCTGCTTGCAAAGCGAGAGGCGCCTCACGTAACCCGTTGCTACTACATCACTTACAGTTTCTGTCCGTAAGTCTGTCCGTAAATCGGTGCCGCTGGCGCATTTGCGACGCGCTCCGTACCTTGCTGCCCCTCGATGGAGGATAGGGGACTCGAACCCCTAACCTACGCCTTGCAAAGGCGCCGCTCTACCAGTTGAGCTAATCCCCCGCGATGCCCTCGCCTGCCATGGTCGAGGTGGTCTGCGGTATCTGCGAGACCATCTTCCCGGCGCGCGCTGCCGACGTTCGGCGCGGGCATGGGAAGTATTGCAGCCCAGACTGCAATGGGGAAGCGACACGGCGCCGACTTCTCGCAAAGTCCGCCGGGCGGGCACCGAACGCGGTCTGCGCGCAGTGCGGGACGCCCTTCTACCGGAGCCCGAGCAAACTCGCGCGGACGAAGCACGGCGTGGCCTTCTGCGACCGCGCGTGCAAGGACCTCGCGCAGAGCCTGGAGGGCGCGGTGCCGGACATCCGGCCCGTTCATTACGGGACCGCGCCGGACCGGTCCGAGCACTACCGCCGGATTGCGTTCGCCGTGTACCCGCACGAGTGCAACCGGTGCCACTGGAAGCGGTACCCGGAGGTGCTGCAGGCGCACCACCGGAACCGCGACAAGACGGACGACCGCCCCGAGAATCTGGAACTACTCTGTCCGACGTGTCACGAGGTCGAGCACTACCTCGCGGGGGACGGCCGCTGGGGTGCCCAGCCGTCAGCTGGCGCGTCGGTTGAGGACGACCGCCAGCAGCTCGTCGTCGGTGGGCTGGTCGTACCGGTCGAACGCTGCGCGTGACTTCCAGCCGCCGGCCTTCATGACGAGGGCGTCGGGGAGGTGGCGGCGGTCGGACTTCCACTTCCGCCGCAGCTGGTGCCAGCCCCCGCCTTCGGGCTTCGGTAGCTTCGCCTTGTCGTAGGCGCGCTCCAACCACTGCGTCGCGACGCGCTTCCCCACGGGGACCGTCGGGTCAGTCGGCTTGGGGCACACCCACGGCGTCTCGATGCCCTCCGCTTCCTGTCGCCGCTGCTCGGCCTTCAGGGCGTCGAGGATGTGGTCTGGGAGCGGGCTCCAGCGGTGGTTCCCTTCCTTGTCGAACTCGGCCTGCCAGACGACGCGTGTGTCGTCCCAGAGGACGTCCTCCCAGCGCAGCTGCCGGATGGATGACAGGCGGTTGCCGAGCGCCTCCGCGAGGCGCAGCATGAGCCCGAAGGTGGGGTGCATCGTGCGGCTCACGTCGAGCAGTTTCTCGAACGTCGCCTGCGACATCCGGGGCTGCTTCGGGGCGCCCTCGCCGGGCATGTCGATGCCGTCGAACACGCGCTCGGGGACGAGGCGCCGGTCGCCCACTTTCGTGGCGTACGCCCAGTGGCACGCGGCGCGGAGGGTCGCGAGCGCGTGTTGGATGGTCCGGTCGGAGGCCTTTGCCGTGAGGACGCGTGCGTGCGTGTAGGCGCCTGTGCGGCGCGCGCGGACGTAGCGCCGGACCTGCTCGTTGTCGAGCTTCGTGGCGACCATCTCTCGCCACGGGCGACCCCGGTCGTCGGGGAAGTCGAGCAACACCTCCAGGGCCTGTTTCCGCCCCTCCTGCGTGGTCTTCTTCGTGGCTACGAAGGCCTCACTCTGCAGGTACCGGGAGACCAGCTGCCCGAGGGTCAACGTACCCGTCGCGATGGCCTGCGAGGCTGGGGGCGCGATGGGCTCCTTCGCGACGTTCTGGAGCAGGCTCGCCCACAGGGCGTGCGCCTGCGCGCGGGCCTCGGTCTCGTCGGTCGTGCGCAGGCTGTGGCGGGGGTAATCGTACTTCCCGCTCGGCAGCCGCATCATCACTTCCCGCCACCACACGGAGCCCCCGCCCCGCTGGTAGATGGAGAGGCTCAACCCATCGGTGGACCCGATGAGGATGCGAGGTTCTTTCGACACCGTGTTCCCCCGGTCGAAGCGTGTGGAGACGACGAAGGCCCGGTCAGCGCCGGGCCTTCTTCAGCAGGCGAGCTGCCTCCGTGTCCGTATTGTACGGCAGGGGCTGTCCGTGTGTCAAGCAGGGGCTCGCCTTCTTCCGCCGGGTGCGGGCGGCCAGGAGGGTGAGTTCGGACTCCTTGATGGCGATGCGATGCTTCTTCCCCGCCTGGGTGCCCCAGCGCCCGGCCTGGACGCCCCGGCGGATGACGGTGGGGTGCATACCCGTGCGCTCGGCGGCCTCCTCGACGGTGTACTCGCGCTCGGAGAGCCGGGTGCGGCGCTCGGTCTCTTCGAGGCGGTCGAGGAGCCGTCGGCGGGGCGTCAACATCGCGTCGGTGTAGCCCTCATCCGCGTCGCGCACGAGGCGCGCGCGTTCCTCCGCGATGAACTGCTGCAGCCACGTCATCCGAGGGGCCACGTGTTGAACCAGTTGATGTCGTGGCAGTCGGGGCACACGTGCCGCCCCAGACCGGGGTGATACCCCGAGCGCGTGTGCAGGCAGCGGCCCTGGTCGTCGCGCTTCGGTTCACGCTTCGCACGGAGTGAGGCGTCGAGTTCTGCTGGAGTCATCCGGGTAGGTCGGTGTCGAGTAGTAGCGGCTATCGCGCACGTCTTCAGGGCGCTCGCGGAGGTCGAGGACCTCCACCTCGCCGTGCTGTCGACGGGCGTCTGCGATGAGGGAGTCGACGGCGCCCGGCGTCGTGGAGCCCCACCAGAGGTCGTAGGGTGCGCCGTCGCGGCAGATGATGCGCCAGCCCACGGAGATGTCGTCTGGCAGGAACCGCTGTCGCGACGGGCCGAGAACGAGGGTCTTCACGACGCGACCTCGCGGAGGGTCTCGGCGGCCCACCCCGCCATGTCGTAGTGGAGCGTCCGGGCCGACGACATCGCGGCGGCCATCCCGGTGTCTTCGGGCCACGTGTTCCAGCGGCCGACCTTCTGGAGCCCGGCGATGGCGTGCTCCATCTTGGCGGCGATGAGACGCAGCCGGGCGTCCACGTAGCGGCCCCACGGCGACGAGGGGAACCACACGTGGACGCGCGTCAGCACGCGGAGGAACTCCGCGTCGGACTCGCGGTCGGTGTGCGCCTGAATCTCCTCGGGGAGGGCGTGGAAGGCGGTGTCGACGGCGTCGCGGAGTGGGGCGAGGTCTGGCAGGTCGTTCATTTGGGGAGTCCTTGGTCGTCGCGGAGGTGCAGGTAGCCGGACATGGCGCGCACGAACTCCGTCTTGGGCATCCGGCGCAGCTTCCAGACGGCCTTGAGGAGCGGCCAGAGGGGTTCGTTGCGGAGGTACCACGCGGTGCTCGCGCGCCCGGTCGCCGTGAGGCGCACGTGGACACTCCGGCCGAAGAGGCTCATGCGGCCGGCGGGTGTCGGAGTTCGTCTTTCAGCAGGCGCTTCGCGGCGGCCAGGAGGATGTCGTTGCTGGTGGCGCCGGTTCTGGCGTCGAGTCGGTCGACTTCCTGCGCGACATACCAGCTGAGTGTGGGTGCCCGTGGCGGCTCCACCGGCTTCGGGTAGCCGACGGGCTGCGTCGGGTCGTGGCGGTCGACGTAGTCCGCCACCTTGTCGCGCGCCTGTCCGAGCAACGTGACGGCCTGCGTCAGGAGCGGGTGGGCGCCCGCCTTTTCGACGGCGTCCACGGCGGCGACGATGGCGTGCTCGGCCGGCGTCATCCGGTCGAGGCGGCAGCGGCGCGGAATCTCGTTCACGGGAGGGCCTCCAGGCGCATGACGGGGTGGATTTCCCAGACGGCGGCGGTCTCGCCCCCGAGCACGCGGCGGCGGTTGCCCGTCGGGTCGTCGGTTCGATGGTGTTCCCCGTCGTAGAACGCCTTGCCGACGACGCGGACGGTGGGGTGGACCCGGAGCGGTAGGTCGCGGCTCGTGCGGAACGGTAGCGTCGAGGTCGTCCACCCGAGCACGGTGGCGCGGAGGGCGCACCACGGGGGACCGAGCGGGACCTCCACGACGACGGTGCCGGCGGTGTCGGCCAGCTGGACGTGGAGGTCGCCGTCGGGCTCGGCCTTCACGTGCGTGACGCGGCCGGTGACGGCGTAGAACGCGGTCTCACGGCCGGTCCTCAGAGCGCGGCGACCGACCGTGGCGGGGACACCCGGCCACGCGAGCACCGCCGACGGCGTGAGGTCGCCCGCGAGGGTGTCGGGCGCGGCGGTGTCGGCCTTCACCGTGAAGCGGTAGTCCCCGTGGCAGTCGGGACACGCGCACGGCGCCGTCAGCGTCGGCGGCGTCGCGGCGACCAGGGCGGCAGCGGCAACGAGGGCGAACATCACGCGGCGGGGATGCGCTCCCGGTGGTGACAGCGGACGCAGCGCCGCTCCTGCCAGCGCTCGCCGGTCCGGCGGTCGACGTGCCACTTCGACTCTCTGAAGAGGTGCGGCGCGGGCGTCCGGTGCTCGGCGGGATGCGACGCCAGCGTGGTGTGGCACACGTCGCAGCCCTCACAGGCGGGGCTGCCCATGCTCGACCACGCTTCGTCCCTCCCGCAGCGGCAGCGCAGGTAGCGCATCAGCGCGACTGGAGGAGGGCAGACGGCGACATCGAGGGCAGCTGCCGCTGGTCGCGCAGGCGCTCCGCGACGATGGCGTGCTGCTCGGCGGTCTGCGGGACGTACGGCTCCCAGACGCAGGCGTCTCGCTTGTCGTGCTCGTTCCGGCAGGCCTCGACGGCCCCACCAGGGGTCTCGCGGAAGTTCCAGCGCCACTCGGGCAGCGTCGTGAGGTCGGTCATCGGTCGTCGGGGAGGCTTCCCCAAGGGCGGGTCATGGCGCCGTCGGCGCGCCGTGCAGGGCGGGGATGCCATGCGGCGTCTCGGCGGGGCGCCGGTAGGGTACCGGTACTCTACACGGAGGGCACCGTTCGCGCAATGGGACCCATTGCCGCAATAGGACCCGGTTGCCGCAATGGGACCCATCGGCCTCGGAGGGGACCCACGACTCCAATTGGGACTCCAATTCCCTCCAAATGGGACCCAAATCGCTCCAATGGGACCCAATTCGCTCAGAGGGGACCCATTCCGCCTCGATGGGACCAATTCGGGTCAATAGTATTTGTCAAGAAACGTGGTCAAATTCCCCGGATTTTACACGGGAGGCAGGGTACGGCCACGGACCCTCCCCCTCCCCCTCGTGACCGAGGGGGAGGGGTGTCCTCTTTAGAGGACGCCTGCGCCGCGCCAGAACGCGCGCCGGACGGCGTCCAACGCATCGGACAGTGCGCCGCGCGTTCTCGCGCCCGCTGCGACGTCTGCGCGCGTCGGGTACCGGGCGGCCCGCTCGCGTGCGCGCTCGGATGCTGTGGCCGCCGTCTCGTGTGCGCCGTCCACCATGTGGCCGCAGAGGTCAAGCGCCGGCCGCACGTCCTTGACCTCTGGAGCGACCCGAGCAGCGGCGCCCGCTGCGGCGATGTCCGCCAGTGCGCGCATGGCATCGCTCGCGTCACGGTAGACCTGTCGCATGGTCTCGCGGGCGCCGCGCTCCCCCTGCGACAGCTGGCTACCGGCCGCCGGCCCGTAACACTGCGCCGTTACGTCCAAGTTCTCGGCGCACTGGAGCAACGCCAGCGTCACGAGTTTGCCGCGCGCCGTCGCCAATGCGACCGTGTCTTGTCCGCCAGCGTTGATGAGCGTTGCGACCGCATCGTATGCCGCGTGAAACTCGGCCTCGCGTGCTTTCCGGGCCGTGTGTTCGCGTAGGAAGTCACTTTCGCGCATCGTTCGTTCCCCCGTGTGAAGAGATACGGGCCGCCATGGTGGCGGCCCGTCTGTGGTCAATAGCCTTGCGCGCGCAACCGCTCGAACGTCGCCAACGTCTGTGCATCCGCTGGCATTCCCTCGCCTACCCAACGCTCCACTTCCGCGACCGTCGCCACGCTCTGACCGGTCCACGCGTTCGCGAGCGCTTCCAACGCGAGCCGATACCGTGCCGCGCTCATTGGCCTTTCCCCCGTTGTGGTGTGTCAGTACCCGAGCGCGGTCCACGCCCGTTGTACTGCGCCGAGCGACTCGCCTAAGCCCGCATCGCACGCATCAGCAACATCGTGCATGGCCTCGAGGTGCAGGGCCTGCAGGGCCGCTGGAGAGACGGGCCGCCCGCGCCGCGTGCGGCGCCGGAGCGCGCGCCGGGCTGCCTCTTCAAGCGTCGCGCGCCGTTCAGCGTCTGCGCGTTCCCCAGCGGTCACCGCGCGCCGGTCAGCGGCGGTAGCGGCCATCCCGAGTAGGATGGCCGCCACGATGATGACAAGCGCCGTCATCCGAGTACTGCCAGCGCCCGGCGGCCCTGTCCGGTCACGAGTCGGGCGGATGTGCCGTGCGCCGGGATGTAGACGGTTGCGCCGGTCCGGCCGGCGCAGAGCCCGCAACGGTCGCACGTCGTGACCTTGCCGGCTTCCGCGCTTGCCGGGCAGAGCACTTCGCCCGGAAGCATATCGAGCGCGCCGGCCGCGCCTACCCGGAAGGTCCCGACCGCGCCAAGCCGGCGCGCGTGCTCCACGTCTTCCGGCGCATCGCACGACGCCTGACACCACTCTAGGACGTCGCGTAGACGGGCCGCGCGCCACTGATGCGTATACCCGGTCCATCCGGCGGCCTCACTGAGCAGCGCTCGCCAGACCTCCGCAGGGACCGCCGCAGGGTCGCCGTAGGTTCCGAGTCTCACCCGCTTGTCGCGCCCGATGATGCGGAGTGCATCGGGGTTGCCGCTGACGTCCGGGTAGCTCCCCCGGTCCCAGGTCTTCCATGCGGTGTTTGGTGTGTGCGCGACCGTGACGTAGCACGCTCGCGTACGGAACGCATCGGGACCGGGAGCGGCGGCCCGGAACCGACACCCACCGCAGATGCTCTTGTCTGCGCCGTTGTAGATAGCTTCTACCGGGTTGACGTCGGCCCGAAGGATGACGGTTTGCACCATGCCGCCCGTCTTCGCGTTCTCGGATGCGCTCCAGAGTCCGAGCGCGATAACGACCAGCGGTGCGCCGTCAATGCGTGACGGGCCGCGCCAGAGGACTGCGCCGTTCGCATCACCCACCATGGCGTAGAGGTCGGGCCAGTCGGCCCGCTGTGCGCGTGTTGCCATGGTCAGCGGCCCCCAGGAATGCGACCACCGTACACGAAGGTCCGGTATGCCTGCCGGGCGCGCTCGCGCACGATGCCGCAGTACTCCTCGTATTCGGCGTCCGTCATCCACGTCGCGCCGTGCGTCGGGACCGCCGCTTGCGCCCCGTTCGCGAGGCGGTAGTGCGCGATGATGCGGCCCGTGGACAGGTGGACCGGAGCGTCCACCGTCTGTGCTGTCGTGTGTTCTGCTGGCTGTGTGTGCATCGCTCCCCCAAGAGCGTTGGAGATACCGCGCGCGGCCCGAAGTGGCCGCCCGCGTGTCTGTGGACCGTGCGCCGAGTGCGCGATTCCTTCGGTCCCCAGGTGGGCCGCCTACGTGCGGCCCGTTGTCAATCAGCGCCGGTTCCCCTGCCTACCGGCCCGCTCTGCCCGTTGGGTCCATCGGTCCGACCTCGCCGATGCGCCGTGCTTCGCGCACATGCGTGCGCGAACGTGGAATCTCGGCACAGAGCGTAAACGGGTCAAGTGTGTTTGTGTGGTGTCAAGTGCACCGGTACAGAACCGTTACAATCCGGTCCACCGCGCGCCGGGCTGGCTCGATTGCCTCCGTGCTGAGACGCTCAGGTCTGAATAGCTCAGGTCTGTGCTATTCAGAAGTGAGATGCTCAGGCCTGTGAGGCTCTGCGCCGAGCCTCTCAGCGCTGCGGCGCCCCAGGTCCAGGCCCTACCAGGGCCTTTCGGCGGAAATTCCCCTGTACAGGGCCGACCGGCTGAAATTCGCTGGACAGGGCCACGCGGCGGAAATTCACGCGCCCCGCGAGCGCCCGCGCGTTGCGCGCTCGGCGCGCGACGCGCTTGACGCCCGCACGCGAACGGGGTGAGCTTCGCTCACCCCGTGGCGCTCGACCCCGCTGAACGGCGTGTACGCCGCTTGCCACGCGGCCCCTAGACCGGCCCGCCTGCGCGGCCCGTCGGGTCGCTGCAGAGGAGCGTGAGCCCGTAGTGCTCGGCCACGTCCGCGCCCAGCAGCTGCGGCCACGCGAGGCAGCCGTGCGGGTAGCCGGCCGGGTGGCACAGCGTGCCGACGATGCTGCCCTCCGGGGCGCAGAAGAACCCCGTGATGGGCCGGAGCGTCGCGGCGTACCAGTAGCGCGGTCCCGTGTAGTCCTCACTGTACACCACCGTGCTCGCCATGTGCGGTCCTCGCGTGAAGTGTGGTCGCGCCCAGAGAAGAGAGACAACAACACCCGAGCGGTCAGGGTCCCCGGCCGGGTCCTGCACCCACCCCGGCAGGAACTCCCGCCCCTGAACAACAGGGCCGGGCGGACATCCACCGGGCCGGGCGTGCCGGTACACTACAGGGGTCACACGTGTACGTCAATGGCACCCTGCGGGGACACCCGGTCGCCGGGTGTCCCCTATTCAGGACAGTACAGGGCCTGACGGCAGAAAATGGGGCGCCCTCGGTGGCGCGACGTGCACGAGGCTGCAAACTGGGGGTACGGTACCGGTTTTCCACATGGAGAGTACCGTCACAATGTGGAAATGTGGAAAACCGGTCATCCCTGGCGTGAGCCGAAGGTGACCGGGCGGTGAACGTATCACGATGATTTGTCGAGGGTTACTACATACGCGTTTAGTTTCGACCCATCACACCGGGAGGCTGACGTGGTGGTGCGGCTGACAGCGGGAGAGACAGGGGTCTGGCGTGGTCTCTGACATCGCTGCGGAACCTGCCATGGTTCTGTGTCTCTCTCTCTGTGTGTGTGCTCTTCTCTGCTCCCACGTGCCGCGCCTTGGTCGAGCCCTCAGCTGCGCACCACTCGGGTCTCCAAGGGCCGGCGCTGTGCATCCGGGTGCGTCGTCATCCAGACGTGGCCGCACGTGGTGTGCTTCACCTCGCGGGTCGGACGATTGTACCGCCCTTGCCGCTTCCCTTCCCGCCCCGTTGCCACGATGCCCTGCGCGGCGATGCGCTGCCGCGCGTTCAGCTCCTCCTCCCACGTCAGGCCGGCGCCGACGATGGCCGAGCGGATGCACTTCGGGCAGCGCAGGACCATCGGGTGCCGCCAGCTGTAGCCGCCCACGTCAGTCCTCGTCGCGCATGTCACGCTGCAACCGCCCGGACCGCAGGTTGTCGCGGACCTCCTCCAGCAGGTCGGCCAGGGAGTCGACCCACGACTGCGCCGCCGCGTCGGAGTAGCAGCTGCCGAACCGGTCGGCCAGCTCACGCAGCCGCGCCGGCACGGGGTGCTCGACGGCCTTGGCTTCCGCGAGTATGGCCGTGGTCGCTTGGCGACGCGGGACACACTCCTCCATCGGAGCCCATTCCGTCTCCGGCTTATGGCACCAGAAGCATCCTTTCGAGGCAGGGCCAGTCTTCTGGTGCAGGTAGCCGTGCACGTAATTCCAGGATTCTGCTTTCAGCGGAACTTGCATATTTCCTCGAAGAACCGGTTCACCTCGTCCAGCAGCTGCTTGCCGCTGCTGTCATGGGTCTGGTACGCCAGCAGAACGTCGTGAATCCGGCTCATACTGGCCGCCTCCCAGCGAGCCGCACGTTCCAGTGCTCCCGCAGGTAGTCCCACGCCGCTCCGGTCAGACGGAACGTGTCGCCCTCGTCCGCTGACCGCACCATGCCGCGCCGTTCCAGCGCCCGCCACGTGCGGTCGCTCACTTCGCAGCCGCCGGTCTGGGAACCGCTGCGGCCGGTGAACTCCTCGTCCCGTGTGATGGCGAGCAGCGCCGCGTCCATTGCGTACGAGAGCCGCATCACCCGTTCCTGTCGCGTAGGTATCCCCGCAGCCAGTGCGCGATGTCGCTCAGTGTGCGGTACGTCTCGGCGCCGTTGTAGTCGTACACCGGCTTCCACAGCTCGCCGGGCGGGAACACCTTGAGGCCCGCGCGCCGCCGCGTCTTGCCCTGCCACGTGCGGTAGCGCAGCCCCTTGGGCTTCCGGTACGGCGTGTAGGAGCCCTCGTAGACCTCGACGCGGTGGTCGGGCAGCCGGCGCTGAATCTCGGCCGCCCAGGCCTTCACCGTGCGCGGCGCGCTCACCGTCTCAGCAGCGGGTTTCGTGTAGCCCGGCGTCTTCACGTCAGACACCCGATTCCTGGGCCGCAATGGCCCCGTCCAGGCCGCGTTGCGGCGCAGAGGGGTCAAGCCCTTGGCGAAGGTCATTGACCCGTTTACGGGCCTCCTGCGCTTCGTTCATGCCGTCCTGCGTCTCCGATGGAGGAAGAGCGCTGCGAGGCCGAGCCCCGCCAACGCCAGGGTCGTTGGTTCCGGCGTAGAAGTCACGGGCGGCACGTCGACCGGCGTGGGCGGTGTCGGGGTCTGGATGACCCACCGCAGGTCATCGAGCACGAAGCCGCTCTGCCCCGTCCCGAAGCCGCCGAGGTAGGCGCTGCTGAACGGCGTCGAGGACATGAGCCCCACGAAGCACAGGCTGCCGCACTGGGTCGCGTTCCCCGCCGTCAGGCTGCCCGCCTCGATGCCGTACTGGCCCGCTGCCGAGGTGCCGAGCCCGAAGAAGGCTCCGAAGCCGTACACGGGCTGGCTGAACGTCAGCGTCACGCCCTCGTCGGGCAGGAAGAAGTCCGCGCCGAACGGGTCCCACAGGTCCGCCACGCCGAGGCCGTGCTGGCCGTTGTGGACGTACGCATTGTCGACGCGGCCCACCGTGCCCGGCGTGAAGCCGGACAGCGTCGCGCTGCTGTACGAGCCCGGCAGAGTGCTGCCGTCCGGCAGCTGCTGGTTGAGGGCGAAGCTCTCGAAGCCGTTCGACTCGACGGTGTAGCCGCTGTGCACCGCGCCGAGGAACGCGAACTGACTGGTGTACGTCTGCGCCGAGGCGAGGCTCGGCAGGACCGACAGGGCCACGAGGATGGTGCGGGCGCGCATTCGTGCTCTCCGTGCTTGGATGTGGGGGCCGCCCCGCGTCGAGCGGCGGCACAACGTGCTCGACGGTGCCGCGTCGGTCAAGAGCCGTCGTCTAGCTCACGGCTTCGGGTTCTGCGCCTCGAACACCATCGTGGCGAGTGGGGCGCTCGCGTGTTCGACCTCGCGCAACGCGTTCCCGAGCTTCATCTGCACGTTCTGCAACTCCAGTACGGCGTTGTCGTCGCTGATGTGCAGTTGCGCCTTCGCCTCGGCCAGCCATATCTCGGCCTGCTCGATGTGCTGCAGCGTTGACGCGCGGTCCGTAGGTCCCGGCGGCTTCGTAGCCATTGGCGTGACTCTCAGAATGGGAGGTCGGTGTCGTCGGCGCCCACGAGCGCCGCCTCGCGCGTGGTCGACGGCGCGGCCTCGGGAGCCGGCTCCGGGGCCGGCTCCTCGATGACCGTGTACGCCGCGCGCTGGATGACCGTCTGCAGCGTGCCGTCGTAGGCGCTGTGCTCCTTCACCGTCGCCTTCAGCTGGGACAGCTTGTCGCCCTTCTGGAGGTTCACCTCGCCGCTCGCCTTCCACTTCAGGAGGTTGCCCTCGGCCGTCACCACCAGCACCAGCGTCGAGACGCCGTAGTAGCCCTCCATGACCTTCGTGAAGACCACCTCGCACGGGCCGAACTCCTGGCGCTTGTCGACGGTCCCGACGTGCTGCGAGACCGGGCGGGCCGCCTTCTCCGCGCGCTCCTGCAGCGTCCGCACGTAGCTGCCGACGATGCTCACCGCGAGCCCGAAGGTGCGCGGCTCCGTGTACCCGAGGCGGACGACGAGGCGCAGGTTGTAGCCGTAGTCCGACAGCGTGTTGGGGTCGACGTCGTCGCCCGCGAACTGCGCGGTGGCCCACGCGAGCGCGTCGGCGGCCAGCTGCCGGTCCGCGTCGTTCAGCGCGCGGCCCATCTCCTCGCGCAGCGCCTTCTGCTCCTTCGTGGACCCGTCGAGCAGCGTGAGGACCACGCTCGACGTCGAGCGCTTCTCGTACTCCATCGCGAACTTGCGCGAGACCCAGCCCAGCGTGTTCACCGCGTACGCCGCCAGCGTGAGCACGCCCTTGAGGTCGTTCGTGCGGTCGCGGCGCACGCCGCCGCAGCGGTCCTCGTCGCCCATGCCGGCCATGAAGCCGTCGAACGCGCCCAGCATCTCGGCCATCTCCGCGACCTTGTGCGGGTCGTTGCCGCCGAGGAAGTCCGCGATGCACTGCCGCCCGACCTGCAGGTACGTGTCCGCCGCGTCGCGCACCACGAACGTCTCCGTGCGGCGGCGCGAGACCTTGCAGTGGTCGCAGCGCGTGGCGTCGCCGTCGCGGAACGACACCGGGCAGCTCTGGCCGGGCACCGCCGAGATGATGTTGCCCTCGGGCGTGCCCGTGACGACGGCGACCAGCGCGTAGTTCCCGACGACGAGGTCCTCGGCCTCCAGCGTGAGCGTGTACCACTGCGTGTAGCCGATGACCACCGTGTGCGCCGGGCCGATGCCCTCGTCGCTCACCACCTTCGTGATGG